ATGATCCTTATCCTCTCTCTCTTTCTTTTGCATCTTCTGAAACATCAAAACAATTAAGATGATTAAAGCAAGTGGGGTATTGTCTTTAGTGATCTTCATGAGCTGCTGAAACTGATCAATTTCTGGCGGTAGCTCAATGAGTGATTGCGTTTGAGCTGGTGAAGGTGCATCAGCTTGAGCGATGAGCATTTGATCTTCTATCGGATATAAAAACATATCTTCTTCTTTCTGATAAATGAATTGGTCTGGTACCATCTTTATTTTACCGTCTTTTTTAAGTAGCTTTTCAATTCTTTTTTCTGAGTAGTGGATAACCACTTTTGAGCCTTCCAGAAACTCGCAATCTTCCAATTCATATACTTGACCTTTGAAAAAGATCTTGCCGGAAGTAGTGATAAAAAATTCATCATCAATCTTGCACATATTTTCACCTTGAGCGTGTTTATGAAATAGGTTGCTTTATGTTTCTAGGTGCAGTTTTTCTTGCTTTCTGCACCTAGTTTTTAAATTTTATTTGATATAATGGTATTTTGTGCAATAAGATAGAAGATAGTTGATTAAGGTGAACATAATGACAGCATTTCCATATATGACAATGACAAGATCCACTCAAGAGATGCCTTATCTATCTCAAGAGAGACCACATTTTCAATCTTATGGGATAAGTGGGACATCCATTCAAGGCGGGTATATCACAGGTAAGGAGCAAAATCCGGCTTTATCTGGCAGATCATGGACCAGAGAAGCGGAAGACATGCTGGCTACTGATCCTATTATTAGAAGATCATGGAATTTGGTTAAGCAGACTCTTTTGTCAGCAAAGTGGGAATTTAAGGCTGGCAAAGATGGCGATCAAACAAGTGAAGAGCTGGCAAGATTTGCCAATGAGGCCTTTGGCTTTAAAGGTTATCCCGGCATGATGGAATTGTCTTTTGAGGATCAACTCAACTACCTTTTAGAATTCATTCCTCATGGCTGGAGATACGCAGAAGAGATCTATTGTGTAGCCAAAGACTCAATTGGCAAAGAGAAAGTCTTTCTCAAGAGATACGCAGATAGAGAACCTTCTTCACATCAACAGTGGTTATCAGCCGACAAACAAAATTTAGACGGCGTCATTCAAATCATGGTTGGCGGTGTTACTCCTGAGCCAATTCCAGCATCAAAACTTTTGCTATTGACGCTCAATCGTACTGGCTCAAACTTTGAAGGGATAGGCCTTCTTCGGCCATGTTGGTGGTGGTGGAAAGAGAAACAGAGATCGGCCACGCTGATGGCTATCGGTCTTGAGAAGTGGGCTGTGCCTACTCCACTAGTGAAAGTTAATAGGCAGGCAATCGATCAGATGGGGATTTCAAGTGGTGATGTTGAGGCAATGATCAATGAAGCTCAAGCTCAAGCTCAAGCGTATGTAGTGCAGGAGCAAACCTATTTAGTTGAAAACAATGTCGTGTCTTTTGATACCTATGGAGGATCAACCGGTTTTGATGCTGGTGGTGCTTTGCAGGTTATTCAAGAATGTGATAATCAAATCTCCCAAGCTTTCATGGCGCAATTTATGAATTTAGGGATTTCAGACACTGGATCAAGATCAGTTGGTGAAGTGCATCTATCAGTCTTTAGACGTGCCTGCATCAACTTTCTTGACTTAGTAGCCAGTGCAATCAGTGGCCAAGATAGACGGGGAGGTGGCACAATCGGCCGTCTTATCCGCTGGAATTATGGCAACATTGAGGCAACAAAACTGCCTCGCTTAGTGCATACCGGCCTAGATGCTGATGCACTTGCAGAAGCGTTGATCTCATTGCCTTCCTTGGTACAAGCTCAACTCTTAACACCAGATGATGACCTTGAGCGTGCTATCAGACAAAAGATCGGCGCCGGTCAGTTGCCAATGGAGGCCACTAGAACGGCACAAGATCGAGCAGTTGCACAAAATCCAGCCTTGGCAATGGCTGAAAGATTGCGAGCTATCAGATGAATGAAAAACAAATCTCTTTGGCAAAACAGAGACTAATGAGCAGACGCGTTGGCGCTTATCTCAATGCTCCTAAAAAATATGATGGAATTGATTTTACTCCACCTCAAGGGGTAAGAGACGCAGCGATCAGAGCACTAAAGAAACGGTCTGAGCAACCTCCATCAAAAAGAGGTATGACGGCGGTGGGTATTGCTCGAGCAAGAGATTTATCAAATGGAGTCACTTTATCACCAGAGACCATTAAAAGAATGGTTGCCTATTTCACAAGACACGAAGTTGACAAACAAGGCTCAACTTGGGAAGAATATGGAAAAGGCCGGCAGGCTTGGGATGGTTGGGGAGGTGACGCCGGTTATACTTGGTCAAAGAAGATTTTAGCACAAATGGAGAGAGCCGATGCGAAAGAGAAAGCATTGTCAGAGACTTCCATGCAGGCCGCCAATCGTACTGACTTTAAGGCATTTAGAGAAAGAATCAGGTTGGGGGAAGTTGCTTTATATCCAGGATCAGACATTAAGGTGCTTTCTTTGGGTAAGGTCAACAGCCGGATCAACGGCGAGACTATTCAAGAGGTCTCCATTGATATCTTGCAGGAAATGGTAAGAGTCTTTAAGGATAGAAAAGAGACTGATCCGGTTATCATTGACTGGAATCATCAATCATCTCCCTTTATGAATAACGGTCCTACTGCGCCGGCTCAATCCATGGCGTATGGTGAGATTGCAGATGTGTATATCAAAGAAGATGCATTATTTGTAAAGCCACTATATACTCAAGCTGGTCTTGATCTAGTGAAGGCCAGTGAAGGCGTTTTATATCCATCACCTGAATTCTTAGTTGGTGAAGTCTTTGCAAGAGAAGGGGATCCGAAGCCGATTGGTTTTGCTCAACTTCAAGCAGTGACTTTGACCGCTAGACCAGCACAATCTAAAAATAAAATCAGTCGTGTTTTACTCATGGAGAATATAATGAATCCAGACGAATTAAAAGCTATGACAGTTGATCAGCTGGCCACTTTGGTGCTAGAAAAAGATCAACTCGTCAAGCAACTAGAAGCTCAGTTGGAAGGCGTCAAGTCTGAAAATGATGAGCTCACCAAAGACGAATCAGAAGGCGAGGTCAAAATTTCACTTGAAGGCGAATATGCCAAAAAAGATGAAAAAAAGATGATGGCTGAAGAAGATAAAAAGATGATGGAAGATGAAAAGAAAATGTCTGAAGCCACCGCTTTATCTGAAAAGGCACAAGCCAAATTGATGAACGAATTGAACGCTCAAGTTTCTGCTTTGTCTGAACAAGTCAAGACTTTACAAGCTGAGAAACATCAAGCTGAAAGAAAACTTGTTATCGATGGTTTGCTCAACACTGGCAAGATTGCACCTAGTGAAATTTCAGCCGTTGAATCAGCCTATGATATCAAAGACAAATTCCCAGCTATTTGGCAATCATTCAGCGAACGCAAAGCAAATCAAGCTATCAATCTTTCTGAAAAGGGACATGCTAGCACCGCTCAAGAAATTAGCTTTATCGATCAAGTTAATGAGATCAAAAAGACAAAAGGCATCACTTTCTCAGAAGCCTTAAATGTCATGAAAAACGAACAACCTGATGCATATATCAAACATTTCAAAGGATAATAATCATGAGCTTAAACAATCATGCTATCTATAAAACCTTCATCGCAGCTGCATCTATCACCGCTTTGACTCTTGTCAAACTTGATAACGCTGGCAAAGTTACACCATGTACCGCAGCAACTGACATCCCCGTCGGTGTTGCTCAACTTTCTGGCGCAAGTGGTGATGCTATCAATGTATGTATCAGCGGCGTTTCCCGTGTTGTTGCTGGTGGTACAATCACCGCTGGCACTGACTTTTTTGTGATGCCTGGCACTGCTGGCAAAGTTTATGCTTATGATGGTTCAGCTGGTAGCACACAAATCATCGCAGGCCGCTTCTTGCCAAACACTGCAAACACCGCAGCCAGTGCAAATGAAGAAATCGAAATCCTTGTAAATGTATCTTTAGGAGTCTAATTAAATGGCAAATCCATCTTATAGCAATCTTCATCCAGTAAATGAAATTCTTCGCAATCTTGCAATTGAAGCAATTCCCAGCGATGGCCAACTGATCGCCGATCAAGTGATTGAAAATGTCGATGTCAAGGCGATTGGTCCAACTGGCACTCTTTTGATTGAAGAAACACGCAACTTCATGGGATCTCCAGATGTTGACGCTCAGCGTGCACCAGGTGCAGACCGCCAAAGAATTGGCAACTTTGACCGTTCAAGCACAACCTTCTCAGCAAAAATCTATTCTCTTTCTGATGAAATTGCACTTGAAGATATCAAGTACTCACAATATCCAGGCAATGAGGAGCAACGATCTTTCAGAAAAGTGCAAAGATCAATGCTACTCAATCGTGAAACTCGTTTAGCTAATCTCTTGTTTGGCGCTGGCAATTGGGGGAGTTATACTTCTGCTTTAGCAAGTCTTGCAAGTGGCTCAAATGGTACACAATGGAATCAAGCTGGCGCCGAACCTTTAACCGATCTTCACGCTTTGATTGATGTTATTCGTGCAAATTCTCATGGTATCCTCCCTGATACTTTAGTACTTGGGTATGGTGCTTTGCGTGCTTTATCCCGCAATGCTGAAGTACGTGGATTTTTCACTGCTGGCGCTACTCCTTCCGGTACTGCTGCCGGCAATCGCTTGATGAAAGATGATATGGTTATCAGCGTTCTCAAAGAAGTTTTAGGGATTCCAAATGTGCATGTTGGTAGTGCTAGAAAAGAAACCGCAAACGCTGGCTTAACATCTTCTGAAGCTCAAGTCTGGACCGATGACAGTGTTTTCATGGGTATCATGAAGGGATCTGACGCTATTGCAAATAAGAACGGCGTCAAGGTCATGCCAGTTGCAGCCTTGAATTTTGTCTATGAAGGCTATTCTTCTGGCGCTTATGATGATCTTGCTATGACCAAGAGAACCGTTTGGATGGAGCACACACATCAAGATAAGATTATTGCTCAAAATTACGGCTTCTTGCTTACTGATTGCTTAGC